TCAGGCGAAAGAGCGGAAGGCCAAGCCGGCCGCCGCCAACGGGGACAGGCCCTCTGCAAAGGTTGGCGGCAAGCTTACCGGCCAGCTTCGTGTTCTTGAAGCGGAGTATATCGGCAGCCCGTTCGGCGACTACAGGCTGCGCATCAAGCTCGACGGGCCGAGCGGCGCGCAGGAGCGCGTTCTTAAGGTGCTGTCCGAGTCCGGGCCCGGCGAAGACAACGACGTGTTCAATCAAATTCAGCAAGCCTTCGGCGCCAACACGGACGACATGCCGGGCCGGCGCCTGCGCCTTGAGATGGACGGCGAACGGATTGTCGGCGTTGTGCCAGAGCGCGCCCCCGACCGGCACGTTGAGATTGCGGAGGCGGATGTGGTGCCTGTGGACGGGAGTAAGATTCTGGTGATGAGGATGGTGGACCCGGCTGGGAAGCCAGAGGGGCGCGTCGACATCGTATTCGAGTCCGACGACCCCGACGAACAGGTCGCCGGGCAGCGCCAGCTTGCGCGTTTCTTTGATGCCGTTGGAATGCAGCTTCGAGCCGACACCGACTCCGACGAACTTGTCGGGCGTGTCCTAACGCTCACCGGCGAAGGCGACTTCGAGCAGGCGTCCGTTGATATGGCGGTGGCAGCATGGCCGGTTAGAACTGCCGCTGTCCGTCGCGACGATTTCAAATGCCAAGAGTGCGGCGAGCGCGGCCGGCTAGAAGTTCATCACGTAATCCCGGTGCGACTGGCGCCGGAGCTTGCCTACGATTTGGGCAACCTGAAGACGCTCTGCGTCGCCTGTCATCTGCAGAAGACATTGTTCCCTGACTCCGTTGCGGCTCGCATGGGCGCGCAGATGGTCAATATCGACACCGGCATTGTTGAATATCCGCTCACCACGTCCAGCATCACCGCTGGCTGGGCGGACGGCGAGACGGCCAACGTTGCCGGCCCGACCACCTTCGCCACGACCGAGCGCACCCTGTCGCCCGACCAGAATTTGGGCATTCAGGTGAAGCTCACCCGCAAGTCGCTTAAGCAGTCCGGAGACGCCCTTGAGGCGGCCGTGCGGCGCGACATCAACGGCACGATGCAGACGGTGCTTGACGCTGCCATCTTCAACGGTACTGGCGCCAACGGCCAGCCGCTGGGTGTCATCGCCGGTCGGTCGACTTATGGCTACGGCACCACGGCGGTTTCGGCTGACGCCTCGTCGGCCATCTTCCGCGCGGTTGCCGCGACATTCATGGGCGCCAACGCCGCGAACAGCCCGGCCGACGTCAAGGTGCTCATGCACTCCCAAGCGTGGAACTTCATGGATAGCACGCTGGTCACGGGCACGGCGGTCAGCGAGTGGGACCGCCACGTCAAGAACTTCCCGGCTGCGAATAACGTGCTGTCGAACGTCGCCACGCTTACGGCGGGCACGCCCGACACGTCGGTTGCGCTGCTTACGACTTCGGCCGGCGGCATTGCGCCGATTGTCGTGGGACTGTGGGGCGGTATCGACCTCATTCGCGACCCCTACAGCGACGCACAGTCGGGCATGTTGCGCCTGACCGCGCTCGCCACGGCTGACGTGAATATTCTGCGGGCTGCGCAGCTTCACCTGCTCACGGCCATCAACGTCGAGGCCAGCGAGTAAGTGCTCTACGGCGCCCCGATTTCGTTCGAGGTGCGCACCGAAGGGGGAGCGTCCAGACTATCGGGGCGCTTCCCTTACGGGGCTGAAACCTCGCTCGGAAATGGAAGGCGGGAGCGGTTTGCCGCTCGCGCTTTCCGCTCCCGCATCGAGGCTGGCGAGAATGTGTTTCTGCTTGCCGGCCACGACCCTGAAAAACCCTTGGCGTCCACCGAAGCGGGCAGCTTGACGCTTCGCGATGCCGACGACGCGCTGCACATTGAGGCCCGCGTTGCGGCGACCACTAGCTGGGCGACCGATGCCTTGGCGGCCCTTGCGGCTGGCCTGACAAAGGGCATTTCGCCCGGCTTCCGCGTGCAGTCCGGTGGCGACATCGTAACCCGCTCGGCCGATGGCCTGTTGCGGACCGTTACGGCGGCCGACCTTTTTGAAGTGAGTTTGGTGACTCGACCTGCTTACGACGCAGCACAGATTGCGGCGCGGTCGTGGGAGCTTGCCCAGGACAACGAGCACGATGCTTTCCGGCGCGTTCTCAATAGGTGGAGGGCTTGATGGCGGCTGCTATTAAACAGGATGAGGGCACGCCCGAATCTTATCCCGACGCCCCGTCTGGCTTGTCGACCGCTGCGGCTGCGCTGGACGCTGACGCAATCTGGCAGCGCATCGAGGCGTATATCGCTTACCGCTACACGTCCCGGTCGATTCAATGGATAGTGACCGAATGCGGCGATTGGCAGCCTCCGCTTGCGCCGGCAACCATCTCGACCGTTGAGCGGTGGAACGGCTCCGATTGGGAGACGGCAACGTGTCCGCCTTCTCCGGTTGGCGGCTATTGCCTGCCGGGCGGTTCATGGCGATTCACCGGCACGGTTGGCGGCGGTTCGGTTCCGGAGATTGTCGACGAGGCTTTCCGCCGGCTCGCTGAATACATGGCTGCTGCTAGTCGCGGTTCGCCCGGCACGACCCGCGAGCGCGTCACGGCTGGTTCGGTCACGGTCGACAAGAGCCGTTCGGCGTCGTGGGCGTCCGCGTCCATGGCCAATAGCGGTGCGGGTGACCTGCTCCGCAACTTCAGGAGGGTCTAATGGGGATTCTTGATTTCTTCCGACGCTCTCCTGTTGAAAAGCGTTCGGCTGCATCCGGCTTCACCGCTGAAATCATGGCAGCACGGGAAAGCTACATTTCCGGTCGGCGTGGCATCGGCGAACTGACCGGCACGGCACAGTCCTGCATTAGCCTATGGGAGGGCGCTATGGCGCTTGCCCAGGTTGACGGCACAGACCTACTAGACCGGCGTTCCTTGGCCCTGCTGGCGCGCTCTGTGGCGCTGCGGGGCGAAGCGGTGTTCCTTATCCGCGATAAGCTCATTCCCTGTTCGGATTGGGATTTGTCGACCAAGGACGGCGTGCCGCGCGCCTATCGCGTTTCTGTCTCGGAAGCCGGTGGCGGAACGACGCAAACGGCGCTTGCCGGCGAGGTCTTGCATCTTCGTATCGGTGCCGACCCGGCCGCACCATGGCTGGGCACTGCACCGCTGCGGCGCGCATCGCTTACCGCTGGCCTGTTGCAGGCCGTCGAAAGCGCCTTGGCCGAGGTGTACGAAAACGCACCGCTCGGCTCGCAAATCGTGCCATACCCGGAAGGCCCGGAAACCGACATGACGACCCTTGGCCGGTCCTTCCGTGGCCAGCGTGGTCGCGTGCTGCTCCGGGAAAGCGTCAACGTGTCTGCGGCTGGTGGACCGGCTCCGGCCGTCGACTGGAAGCCTGCGGACGTGACGCCGGACATTGAGCGTTCCATGTCAATCGAAAGTCTTGCGGCGGCCCGCGATAGCATCTGCGGCGCGTTTGGCGTGCTGCCCGGCCTGTTCAACGCGGCGACCACTGGCCCGCTTGTACGGGAAGCGCAGCGCCACCTTGCGCAATGGACGCTCCAGCCGATTGCGGAACTCTTGGCCGAGGAAGCGAGCGAAAAGCTCGGCAGCACGGTCTCGATTGATTGCATGACGCCGACGCAATCGTTCGACGCTGGCGGTTCGGCCCGTGCTTTGACTGCCATCGTGCAGGCATATGCGCAGGCGAAAGAGGCCGGCCTTGCTCCTGCGGTCGTGGATTCGGCTCTGGCTAAGCTGGACTGGAAGTGAACTACGGCCCGTCGCTCGAAAGGGCGGCGGGCTTTTCGCGTATCAACTACCCGAATCCGGTACGGATTTTGGTAAACATTCCGACTCAGTCCCTTATTTTCTAAGGGAATCCGTCCAGTCCATCATGGGTGCGACGGAGAATAACTTCTCTTTTTTTCCAATATCTTATCGTACATATCGATCGGATCGGTTCGCCATCCTGCGATCAAGCCGGATGTGTCTTACCT